GAATCTACTGCACCAAAATTTCATGCTGGTAAAGTATTTAAGGAAAGTTGTAAGTGAAATAAGTGAGGATAAAATAATAAATGAATAATTATACATATGAGCATAATGATGTTAAGGTAAAAAATTATTGTTGTATTAAACATTTTTTAGAATCAGTTGCTAATGAAATAATTGATTCAGGTAAAGATTTTACTTCGACTACAATTGTTGCTAATGGTGAATTAACACAAGATTTAATTAGATTATTGTTGTCTACTACTATGGAAGATGACGATGATTTTGTATTTCATATGGGTATGGTAGATTTTAATTCTATTGAATATGGTAAGGAATACTATATTTCAATTAATAATGATTATGAAGTATGGTGTGAACCTGCTTACCATTATGATAAAGAGTGTTATTATAATGATAAAACGGATAGAGCATATATCTATGAAGATTGTAGCTATAAAATTTTAAGTAAAATTGAATCTGATAATATTACCATTTTCGGCTTTGGTGATGAAGAGTAATGTTCTATTCCCTATCTTTATCTAACTTGTTATATTTAAATAAGTGTTGGTGATTATTTATTTAATCACTTTTCTATTGTAAGGGGATGCTGTAATGGTATCCCCTATTGATATGTCATTCAAAAGGCAGCTCCTTTGAGATGACAACAAATTATATTTTATAAATTTTTTGGAGGTATTTTTATGGAACTTTTTGATGAATTTTTTAATGGTATGTCACTTTTTGGTTATCGCCCTATGCGTTTAGTTTTTAATAGTAATGTGAAAGATATGTCACCTTATTCTTTTAAGAAAACCGATGACGGCTTTATCGGAACGATAAAAACTTTAGGTATATCTGAAAAAGATATAAAAGTAACTGTTGAAGAATATGGAATTAAAGTCACTGGCGAAAGTGAAATTAATGGCGAAAAGTATAATACAGAAATAGAAATTGCTATTAATGATTCTGTTATGGCAGATTTAAAAGAAATTAAATATCATTCTCAAGATGGTTTGACTTTTATTAATCTTATTCTTGATAATAAACGTAAGAAAATTTTAATTAACGGTAAATAAGATTATATCGTGTGATTGGTAATACATAGTCACAATTTGCAAGGCAGTATGGGATAAATCCTGTACTGTCTTTTATATTGCGGAATAGAGAAGTTGGTCATCTCGCCATCCTCATAAGTTGGAGAACGCTAGTTCGAGTCTAGCTTCCGCACCCATGATTAAGTAGATAGTCAGGAGTAATTAACCTGATGACAAGTGTATCTCCACATTTCTACTTAATTTTTTATTGTAAAAATAAATACGGTAGGGACTATCGAAATTTACGCCTATGAACATTATGTAAGACTGAATTAGTCAGCAACGATGGTTGAAGTAGGAATCCCATCACTTTAGTGATGAGAGGTTCAATGTAAAAATAAATGAAAGGAGTGTTTATCATAGCGAATAAACCAAAAACAGTACCTAAACCAAAAGTTGAAAAACCAACTTATGTGTGTCAATGTTGTGGCGTTCCTAAAACAGAAGACAATTTTTATAAAAGTCAATGGACTAAAGTTTGGAACATGTCTGATAAGCATGTCCTTTTCTGCAAAGAATGTATGAATAAACTGATGACTGAATATTCAAATAGATATGGAGAACAAACTGCTTTAGCCATTTGTCTTGCTTTATTGGATATGCCATTTTATCCTGCCACATATAAGAGTGTAATTAATAATAATTCTATATTTAATATTGGATTATATATTCGTTTACTTAATGGGAGGCAATGGCAATACAAATCATTTGCTAATTCAATTGTGGAAAATCAATTGTCTAAAACTGATGACGAGATAAAAGAAGAAATTGAAGCAAAATGGAGTAAATCTGATAAACAGAATATGGCTTTTGCTATATCAACAGTTGGATATGATCCTTTTGATAATTGTGGCATGACGGATACAGATAGGAGATATTGTTTTAATATTTTAGCTGGATATTGTGATACAGAAGGCATTAAAGATGATGGGCATAAAATCCAAAGTGTTGTTCAAATTACTCAATCACAATTACAATGTCGAAAACTTGATGAATTTATTAATGCAGAATTATTAAGTGCTCATCCAGATGAAAACAGAGTTAAAAATTTGACTACTACTAAGAAACAATTGCTTGATAGTATAGCTAAAATAGCACAAGACAATAATTTATCATCTAATTATAATACGAATTCAAAACAAGGTATGAATACATTAACTAAAAAAATGAAAGATATTGCAAAAGATGGAATTGATGAAATAAGAGTAAATTTATTTGATATTAAAACTGCAAGTGCTATGAAACAAATTGCAGATTTAAGTAATCAAAGTATTCTTGACCAATGGAATCCAGATTCAGGCGATTATGTGGAAATGATAAAAGAACAACGTGAGATGATTCAAAAGTATGAATTAAATACAGATACATTAGAAGAAGAAAATAGAAATCTAAAAATAAAAGTGCAAGAACTTGAATTAAAGAAGAAGAGGTAATTATATGGATATAAATATTACTTCTTCTCAAAAAGAATTATCTCAACGTAGATTAGAAGAATATGATAGATATTGTAAAATAATAAATTGTGGTAGGAAAAATCCTATTTGGTTTGCTGAAGAATTCTTTGGATTAAAATTGATGGATTATCAAAAATGGTGTTTTATGAATTCTTGGACAACTCCATTTTGCTGTTGGCTAAATTCTCGTGGCGCAGGTAAAACAACATTGGCGGCTGTTTTACTAATGACAAAGACACTTTTAATTCCAAATTATACTACATATATTTCAACAAATTCCAGTAGTCAGTCAATTGAATCGTTCAAAAAGTTGGAAGATATCGCATTACAAAGAATTCCTACTTTTGAAAGTGCAACGGATATATTTGTTAATGAAATTGAAAAAACTGCTAATAGCGATACAGGATTTATACATAATCCAGCAGGATATCGATTTAGATTATATAATAATTCACAAGTTATCACCTTGTCATCGAATATTACTACTGCTCGTGGTAAACGTGGTTCAGTATTTTTTGATGAGTGCGGTTGGCAATCAGCAGATCAAATTGGAACACTTGAAAATTTTATAAATGTTGATACAAGTTTTAATACATCTACAAATAAAATTAAAACTTACAAGCCTAAACAAGTACCATTACAATTATTATATGCTTCAAGTGCTAGTGATGTAAGTTTTCCATTCTACGAGAAATATATTACATTTTCAAAAAAGATGTTTTTAGGAAATTCTTCATATTTTGTATGCGATTTAAATTGTGATACTATTTTACATCATTCAACAATTGATGGTGAACATATAAAATCGCATTTGACGGAAGATCAAATTAATAAGTCAATTGAAGAAGATAAAGATACTGCAATGCGTGAATTATATAATAAATTTTCTAGTGGATATGGTGAAAACCAAGTTATTCGTATAGAGACTCTTATTAAAAATTCAACTGTTCGTCCTCCCCTACTTTATAATGATACTGGAAAAAGAAAATTTATTTTTTGTTATGATCCTGCTAGAAATTTTGATGGTAGTGTGTTAAGTATTTTTGAAATTGTTGATGACAAAAAAGTAGGATATAAATTAATATTGCAAAATGTTGTTTCAATGGTTGATAAAGACACAAAAAATAAAACTCCATTACCTATGACGGAACAACTTAAAATTATAAAAGAATTAATGATTAAATATAATGGAGAACGTAGCGCAGAATGGGAGAATATTGATTTTTATATTGATTCTGGTAGTGGTGGTGGTGGAATTTCTGCCGTCGCAGACCAACTTATGGCAGATTGGAAAGATAAAATTGGACAAACACATAAAGGAATCATTGATCCAGAGCATAAACAGTATGAAACATCTCGTAAAAAATATGTAAATGCTATGCCAATTGTTCATTTAATTGATCCTCAAGGTTATAAAAAAGTCATTTATGACGCATTAGAAAAAATGACAAAATTGGATTTGATTAATTTTCCAGATTATGATAATAAAGATTGCTTAATTATGATTGATGAACATGGTGAATCTACAGAATATAAATTGTCATTTGATGAACAAATGTCATTAGTACAATGTAATTTAGCGAAAAATGAACTGATTTATATGAATAGATATGATTCTCCTAATGGTGGAGTTCAATATGAACTTGCTAAAGATAAAAAATCAACCATGCACGATGATAGAGCATACACAATGGCTATGGGTGCTTATGCCCTTGCATTAGTAAGAAGAACTGATTTGATTAAAGTAAATGATGGAAGTTTAGACTTTGCTAATGCTCCGCAATGTGTATCTTCAGTAAATTTTTAAAAGAAAGGTGGTGATTCAATAGAATGGGCAGACCAAAAAAGGTTATAAATAAATCAAACAGTGTATCAACTACATCCTCTGCTCCAAAAGAAGATTTTGATATATTCGTATCTTCAAATGTAGATGATACAGGAGAAACAATAATTTTAACTTCGGATGAACGTGGAAAACAGTGGCTTGAACAGGCAATGACAAATTATGATCCTGCTAATAAAATTTATTCTACATATTTGAATAATGGGATGGATTCCAACAATAAAGTGACTCCTGAATTAATTGCTAATTTAGCGATTGCCCCTCAGTCCAATATTGAAGATATTAAAACTATCAATGGAATTATAAGACAATACATCAATAAAGATGATATGATTGGTAAAACATATGAAACAATTGAAAGCAATGTAAATACCAATTATAAACTGTCTTACAATGATTATTCTGATAAAAGGAATAAACAGAAGACTTTAGACAGAACTAAAGATTTAATTGAAGGTTTTAATAATGGCATTAACATTAAGAAGTTAATTCGTAATATTACTCCAACTACATATGCAGAGGGTAATTACCTAATGTATTTGCGTAAAGATAAATTTAGTAATTATGTCGTTGATTATTATCCTTTAGGTATTGCTTTAATTAGTGATTATGAGGTTAATGGAGAACCTTGTTTACTTATTGACGTTACTGAATTGACAAATCGTTTGCAGAAAACGTATCTTAAAAATAAAAAAGGTAAAGCATTATTCTTTGAGAATATAGAACAAGATATCCAAAACAATTATCCTCAAGAAGTATATGATGCTTATAAATCAAAAGATAGATATGCGAAACTTGATATTCGTTATTCTGGAATTGTTCGTATTGGTAATTTAAATCGTAAATATGGATTAACACCAATGTTTAGAGCATTAAATCCAACTTTAATGCTTGAAACTTTTGAAAATACTGATTCTATTAACGCCAAATCTAAAGCTAAGAAAATTATTCATCAAGCGTTACGAAAAGAACTTATGGGACAAGATGGTACAAGAAAAGGCTTTGAAGAAATGGCATATGCTCATAATACATTACTTCAAGCATGGAAACAGCAGACAGTTGTTGTAACTACTCCCCCATTTGTTGAATCAATTAAATATGTAGAACCTACTACGGAAAATGTTAATAGCGATACTATTAATTTTTATAGAAGTAAACAATTATTATCTCTTGGAATTATATTTTTAGCAAGTGATAAAGGACAAACAGTTACCACTGCTAGTATTTCTGTAAAAGAATTGATAAAAAACATAGATAAAATTGCTGAACAAATAGAAGATGTTTTAAATAAATGGTATCGTACTATTTTAATTGATAATGGAATTGATATTCAGTATGCGCCTACAATTCAGATTGAAAGTGCAGAGCAAATGAGTATGGAAATGAAACAAAACTTTGCTGAATTCTTATTTACTAAACTAAATTGTAGTTATGAAACTGCATATTCTGAAATTGGAATTGATATCGACTCAGAAGTTCAAAAACGTAAATCTGAAAATGATGATAATTTAGATGAAGTATTTTCTCCGAGATTAACTGCATTTACTAATAGTGGAAAAACAGATAATACAGGTGGAAGACCGAGTGGCGGTGAAGATCAGAATAAAGAAGTTTATGACAAGACCAGAAATGATGCAAAGAAATGAAGAAAATAAAATTTGAATGTCCTTGTTGTCATGAAACTATAATAATAACTTTAGATGAACAATTTCAAATTATATCTATTGATAAAATGAATAAAAAGAAATTGAAGGATATTGAGTTCGGCAATTTGAAAGAAGGTGAAATAAAAGTAAATGAATAATGTACTTATTGCAAATAATAATGTTTTATATAGTGAATTACAAGAGGATGAAAATTCTTTAATTGCTAAATTTATTATATGTGATTTTGGTGTTAATGGCAATGGAGTAATGCTAAATCGTAAAACAATTGGCACATGGCTTGATACAATTATTTCTCAACCTGTAGTTGCGGCTATTGGAGTTAATGATGATGGTACTTGTGACTTTGAAGGTCATAATATGTCTCTTGTACAAAGAGTTGACGAAAATGGTGATACATATCAAGATGCAAAATTTGATACAAGTGCAATTGGTGTTTTTGATTCTGTAGAAATAGTTACGATTAATAATAAAGAATATATTGTTGCAACTGCAAAACTATGGAAGAGATATCCAGATTTTTGTGCATTAGTAAAGAAACGTATGAGTGAAGGAACTATTGCGACTTCTTGGGAAATTGCAGTAGATAGTTCTCATTATGAGATTATTGGTGGACAAAAAGTTAAAGTAATTGACAAGGGAAGTTTTCTTGGTCATGCATTATTAAATAAAGCATTTCCACCTGCTTATCAAGATAGTCAAATGCTTGAAGTTGCGAGTAAAAATCAAAGTGACTCTGATTTGATTGAAGCTTTTAAACGTGACATAGTTGCGTCTAAAGATTCAAATATAAATATTGCAAAAAAGGAGGATGAAATTTTGGAAAAAGAAAATATTGAAGTATCTAAAAGAGTAGTGGACAATAAAGAACAAAATGTAGATAATGTTCCAAAAAATGAAACACTTAAAGATACTAAACCAACAGATAAACCCAATGAAACAGTTAAAACAAAAGATGAAACAAATAAAAAGATTAAAAAAGCAGACACGGAAAAATCCGCAAATGAGGAAAAGGCTGAAGAAGTAAAATCTGATAAAGATATTATTTCTGAACTGAATTCTAAAATTGCAGAACTCAATGAAACGATTGAAAAACAGAATACATCTCTTGTTGAAGCGAGCTCCAAAGTTCAGGATTTAACAAAAGAGGTAAGTGAACTTACTCCGTTCAAGGAAAGTTGTGAAAAAGCTGAACAAGAACGCATTGAAAAGGAAACTGCTGAAAAACGTGAGAATCTAAAAGGATATGCAATTAAGAGTGGTTTCATTACGGAAAATGAAGTTTCTTCTGTAGATGAAATTAAGAATTGTATTGAAAATGTAGATGAAAAAGGTTTAAAAGCAATCATTGCCGAAAGATTTATGAAATCTCTTGACAATAAAACTGATGTAGAAACTTCTTCTGTAAATGAAAATAAAGGAAAAGAAG